GGGCTTGCCGGCTATGACGAGTCGTTGTATCGGGAATGGTTGCTGAACCATCCTGATGAGCGTGCCCGCGCCGAGTCCGAGAGTGATTCCGGTTTGAGTTTTCACGGGTTCACTCAGGATACGAGTCTGCTGTTGGGTATTTACAATCAGGTCGGCTTGCTGGTTTCCGGCACATTGCAGTTCAAGGATGGCAAGCACCCTGAGTTCAAACCGATTATGCCCCCTCACTCCGCCGATGGCGTTGATAGGCGTGTTTCCGCCAACTTCGAGTCGATGAAGGCGTTTCTGGGCATGTGATTGAAAAACAGGGGTTCTTATGGTGGAGTATCTCGCCGGTTCCGTTGGAATTGATATTTATCCGAACACCAAGGGTTTTGGCGAAGAACTCCGCCGTAAGCTCGCCCGGTACGCCGATGACGATTTCGATGTTCGTGTGACGCCTGACGTTGACATGTCTCGTTGGCGTGCGGCGAAAAGGCGTATCGAGGATGATGGCATCGTCCAGAATGTTGAGATTCGTGGCGATGACTCCGATCTGAAACGTGTTCTTCGGGACATTGATAAACGTAAAGTATCCCCGAAAGTCGAGCTGACCGACGCTTTGCGTGATCTGCGAACGATGCGCAAGCAAGTTCAGTCTTCCGACAAGGCTGTTTCCGCGATGAACAAGCGTATCGCCAATGGTGGCGATGCTTGGCGCAAGGTCACGCTGAAAAGCAAATCGTATCAGGATGCGGTGAAACGCAACACGCGATTGACCACGGCATACGCGAACAAGCAGATCGACGTTTTGGATAACGTCAAGAAGCACATCCGCAGTATGCAGGATGCGATCGAGAAGGTCAAGCCTCTGGGCAGTTCCAACAATGTCTCGATGGCTCGCGCCAACCGTCTCGTCGAACAGCTCGACAATGCGATGCAGCAGTTGAAGCATGACAGCAAGGCGAACATCCGTGTTGACGTCAACGATGTTTCCGAGGTCGTCAACGTTCTCGAGAACGTGTCCAAGCGTCTGAAGCAGGTCGATGGGATGGACGTCCATGCGAAGGTCTATCTCGACGGCGCGAAAAGCATGGAACGCGAACTTGAAGCGTTGAAGCGGAAATTCCGCAGTCTTCCGAACGACATCGAGACCGACTACCGGTCAGCCATCGACAAGTTGAATCTTGCTGCGTTCCATGCCGGCAAGGACAAGAACTACCACTATGAGGTCAATCTTGATTTGGATGTGACCCGTGCGCGTGAGAAGGCCAAGAAGCTTCAAGAAGATTATAAGAAGCTTGAAATGGACATCGACCTTAAAACGGCTGGTGCCCGTACTCATCTTGCCATGCTCACCCGTCCTCGTTCCGTCGAGATTTACGCGAAACTCCATGCCACTGATTTCGGCAAAATGCTGGATGGCATGACGTATGGCGCGACAGGCTTGCGTGCTGTAAACAATCAATTCCAGAAATTCGTGAATTTCATGGACTCGCTGGATGAGAAGGTTCCATTCTTCTCCGCATTGGGTACCGTGTTCGCCGGTGTTTCCGCTGGCGCTATCAACATGTCCCGTAGCGTGCTCGGCGTCGGCGCTTCGATTGTTTCCATGTCGAAGGCCGCATTGGCCGCTCCTGCCGCTCTCG